GGTACAATGGCAGCTGGATATCAAGGTTTGAATGAGATTGTATCATTTGCTGGTTTTATGAGGGGAACCTCAATATCAACAATTCCATCGGATTTGTTTCAATATGCAACCAGAGTATCCGTTTTTTCCGATATTTTCTCATTTACAACAATTACTTCTATTCCTTCGGGATTATTTGATAATTGTGGTGATGCAACTTCATTTGCATCGGCATTCAACCAATGTACTTCATTGAGTTCATATCCATCGGATTTGTTTGATAATTGTCCAAATGTGGTAAACTTTTCATCAACATTCCGAAACTGCCGTTCACTAACTGCACCACTTCAATTTACCAATAATACTGCGGTAACTGTATTTACTAATGTGTACAATATGGTTTCTTCTACAAACTCAATGGCTGGAACTGCACCTGAAATTTGGTTAAGAGTTCCAACTCCAGTGGGAACCGATGCATTTAACAATTGTTTTGGATTATCAAACTACGCAGCAATACCTTCTAACTTCAAATAAAGATGATGTATTTAAGAATTAAAGATGGAGTTATTACTTATCCATATTCAGTTCAACAATTGAAAGTGGATGAGTATAATACATCCTTTCCAAAAGATTTGACAACTCAAATATTAGAAGAGTGGGGAGTTTATAAAGTTAGCAGAACTCCAAAACCAAACGATTACACAAAAACAATAACCGAAGGAACTCCACAATTAGTAGATGGTTCTTATGTTCAGATTTGGGATGAAGTGGATGCAACTCAATCGGAAATTGATGCAAGAATAGAAGATAAGTGGGAAGAGGTTAGACTATTGAGAAACGAACTACTTTTAGAGTGTGATTGGACCCAATTGGCGGATATCCCAACCGAAACAAAAGAGTTGTGGCAAACTTATAGACAGGGGTTAAGAGATATAACATCACAATCAAATCCATTCTCAATTGTATGGCCTGTAAAACCATAAAGAAAGATAAACTTTTATATTTATACAAAAGTAGTTCAAAATGAGAATAGATAATCCCAGTTTTTCGGGCTCAATTACACAAGCACCCTCCGCTTATGCTGCATTGAGTGGCTCATTTACTGGTTCTTTCACAGGTTCATTTAAGGGTGAAATTGAAGTAACGGAAGCTGCTTTTGAACGATTGACCGTAACAAGGGAACTTACATTAGGTTCTTTTTCAAATGATATACAACTAATAACCGGCTCAATGTTAATGAGTGGTTCAGTAGAGTTAGATGGTAATATAAATGTTATAAACGGAGGACAAGTACAAGTAGAAGGAGTAAATGTTTTGGATTCAGCCATAGCATTTGCAATAGCATTAGGATAAAAAATAAGAAATGGCAAATACTTTTAAAAATAGTGTAACTGGTTCAATTGGAACAACAACCACAACAGTATATACGGCACCAAGCCAAACTGTGGCAACTGTAATTGGTGTAAATGTGGCAAATGTAATTTCACAAAATATTAGTGTAAGTGTTATCATAGTTGATACTTCGGCATCACAAACACGATATTTAGTGAAGGATGCTTTAATAGTTCCTGGCAGTTCCACTGTATTGGTTGGGGGTGACCAAAAATTGGTTTTAGAAACAGGTGACTTGTTGAGGGTGGTTTCATCCGCAGCGGTATCGGCTGATGTTGTAGTTTCTGTTTTAGAAATATCATAAAGTTCTGATTGATGAGTATAGGTAAAAGTCCTAATGGTTTAAATCAGATTTCCGCTAGCAAGATTGAATTATTTGTTAGCGGAAGTTCTGTTGTAGGGTTTACATCCGAAAGTGTAAACATAGTTGGTAAGGTATCTGCATCAGCAGTTCAAACATATGAAATTGGAACTCCACAATCCCAAACTTTGGATATTAAATCCAATACTAAAATTACAGGTTCTCTAAATGTATCTTCATCTCTAAATGCAGCAACTGCATTTATAAGTGGAACGGTATCCGCTTCATTTTTTAAAGGAGATGGTTCTCAAATATTTAACATTCCAGCTTCAGCAATTGGTGATATTGATAGATTAAAATCGGGTTCAGTAGAAGCTGTTCTTTCACCAAATAAAGGTTTAGAAGTTAAAACCGGTGTAACTGTAAAAGATTTCTTAATTGTAACGGGTTCATCTCAACTCAAAGGTAATGTAAGAGCTGAAGATGGAGTTGCTGTAACTGGAAGTTTGGGAGTTTCTGGAAACGCTAATATTGTTGGTAATCTAAATGTAGGTGGAAAGATTACTGCAACTGAAATTCACACAACTTACATTTCATCATCGGTATTATTTTCATCTGGTTCAAACAAATTAGGTGATAATGTATTAGATATTCAACAAATTACTGGTTCTTTAAGAATTAGTGGTAGTGTATTTGTTGATGGAAACACAATTCCAACGGATGAAACTACAAATGAAGTATTGGTAATTAACCAAACTACAGGTAGAATTAGTAGAAGATTTGCAGCTGCAACTTCTGGTACATCTGGTACATCGGGTAGTAGTGGTTCTTCTGGTTCAAGCGGAAGTTCTGGTAGTGGTGGTACAAGCGGTAGTGGTGGAACATCTGGTTCAGGTGGTACAAGCGGAACATCTGGTTCTGGTGGTACATCTGGTAGTGGAGGTACTTCTGGCTCAAGCGGTAGTAGTGGTACTTCTGGTAGTGGGGGTTCTTCTGGTACTTCTGGTAGTGGAGGTTCAAGCGGAACAAGCGGAAGTGGTGGTTCATCTGGTACAACGGGTACTGGTGGTACTTCTGGTAGTGGTGGAACCTCTGGTTCGGGTGGTTCATCTGGAACAACTGGTTCAGCAGGTACGAGCGGAAGTGGTGGAACTTCAGGTAGTGGTGGTACAAGTGGAACTGGTGGTTCTGCTGGTACAAGCGGTAGTGGTGGAACCTCTGGTTCTACTGGAACCGCTGGTTCATCTGGTAGTGGTGGAACATCTGGAACTGGTGGTACAAGCGGAAGTGGTGGAACCTCTGGTAGTGGCGGTACATCTGGTATAACTGGTGCTGGTGGTACTGCTGGTACAAGCGGTAGTGGGGGTACGAGCGGAACTTCTGGTTCGGGTGGTACTTCTGGAACCTCTGGTTCGGGTGGTACTTCGGGTGTAAGTGGAGCTGGTGGTTCGGTTGGTACATCTGGTACTTCAGGTAGTGGTGGTACAAGCGGAACATCTGGTTCTGGTGGTACATCTGGTAGTGGTGGTACATCTGGTAGTGGTGGTACTTCGGGTACATCATCAACCGCAGGTACGGGTGGTACGGCTGGTACTTCGGGTAGTGGTGGTACAAGCGGAACTTCTGGTTCAGGTGGTACTTCTGGTACAAATGGAACCGCTGGTAGTGGAGGTACGACTGGTTCTGCTGGTACATCTGGTAGTGGTGGTACGACTGGTTCTGCTGGTACATCTGGTAGTGGCGGTACTTCAGCAACCGCAGGTAGTGGTGGTACTTCGGGAACTGGAGGAACCTCCGGAACTGGTGGTTCTTCGGGTACAAGAGGAACCGCTGGTAGTGGTGGTACAAGTGGAACTGGTGGTACATCGGGCACTGGGGGGACATCTGGTAGTGGGGGTTCTTCGGGTACAGCAGGAACCGCTGGTAGTGGTGGTACTTCGGGTACATCTGGTAGTGGAGGAACTTCAGGTACTTCTGGTAGTGGTGGTACATCGGGTAGTGGTGGTACATCTGGTACATCTGGTTTATTATCTCTTACTGGAACAACCGATAATGGTGTAATTACTCTTAATGGAACTGCTCCAAACGCAACTGTTGAGCAAAATCTTACTTTCAATGGAACTTTATTGACAGTAACTGGTAATGCAACCATTACTGGTGATTTGACCGTAAGTGGAACTACAACATATATTAATACAACAACTCTTAATATTGGTGATAACATCATCACCCTAAATGCGGATGTAACTGGAACACCATCTCAAAATGCTGGTATTGAAATTGAAAGAGGAACTTCCGCAAATGTTTCATTCTATTGGAATGAATCAACCGATAGATGGTATGCGGATAACACATTGGAAGTAAATGGTAATGTAATTTTAAGTGGTACAATTGATACGGGTCAAGGTGCTACTGAAGTTTACCTAATGAACCAAAACATTAGAACCACAGACAATGTTCAATTTAGTACTGTTAATGCATCAAACTTTAGAGATGGAACTGGTACATATAATGTAAACTTAGGTAGTGGTGGTTCGGAAGGTAGAGGTTTAGTTGCGGGTTATAGTGGTGGCTCATATGGTGGTATTGGTTACAACATCAGACATACTGGAACTGGTGCAACTTATACATCACCATTGGGAGATACTGCAACATATTTGTTATTTAATCAAGGATTTACTTTTTACAATGATGGTGGTACAACCGCTGGTAGAACCACATCTCTTACTCAAATAGGTAGATTAGATAATGTAGGTACGTTTACAATTCCTGGTAATTTAGTAGCAGCTCAAGTTAATACTGGACAAGGTTTGACAGAGGTTTATTTAATGGACCAAAATGTTCGTACAACTGATGGTGTAACCTTCGCAACAGTAAACACTGGGCAGGGTGCTAATGAGTTGTACGCTATGAACCAAAATGTTAGAACTACCGATAATGTAACATTTGCTAATATAACAGGTAACAACTTTATATTACCACAAAATCCAGTTGGAACAACTTATGGTAATGGTGTATCAACTACACCATCATATATGATTTCTCAAACTGTTGGTGATAACGATGGTTGGAGATTGTATGGTGAAACATCTACAACTAATGCCGTTAGAATGGTATTTGAATTGGTTGATGATATTGAAACTGCATTTACGGACCAATGGGTATTCAGAAATAAACAAACATATTCATCTTATACGGCTAGAAACGAATTCCAAATTTCTGGTGATGGTGATGCGCAGGCTCGTTCATCAATGAGAGCACCAATTTTCTATGATTCAGCGGATACAAACTATTATATTGATGCTAACTCAAATTCAAGATTAGTAAATCTTGGTTTGGGTGGTGTAACTCCTGATTTGAGATTAAGTGTGAGTGGTGATATCCATATGAGTGGATACATCTATCAAGGTGGAACTGCTGGTGTTGTTAATAGTTGGGGTTCAAGAACTTTGGTAAGTAGTGGTAACTATGTATCAAATGCTCGTTCTTTCCGATTTGATAACGTAGGATATGGTTCAACTTGGGCATTAGATATAAACTCTAGCGGAAATGTTATAGCTAGTGTTGATATGAGAGCTCCAATCTTTTATGACCAAAACAATACTGGATATTATTTAGACCCAAATGGTACATCAAATCTAGTTAATGCTGACTTTAACGGTACTGTAACTTTAAGAAGTGGTAATGAATTAAGATTTTATACATCTGCAGGAAGTTTAAGAGGATATATACAGGCAACTGATACGGATGATAATCACTTAATAATTGCAACCTCTGGTGGTGAAGATATTGTATTTAAAGATGGTGGAGTTGCTGGTAGTGTTAATATGGTTATTAGAGGTAATGGTACTGTTCAGGCATATGATGACTTTAGAGCACCAATTTTCTACGATTCCGCAGATACTGGATATTATGCAAACTTAAATGGATTCTCACAACAAAGATGGCTTCGTTTATTAGGTGATTGGGCTTCAAGTGGAGTACATTCAGAAACATTAACAATCAGAGGAACATATCCATCCATTACTTTAAGAGCAACAAATGGTTCTCAACCTGTGTGGTTATTCCACAACGATGCTGGTTCAACTTTATACTTCTACAACCAACAGGGTTCGGTAGATGGTGAATCTTGGGATTGGAGAGGATATGTAAATAATAATGGTACGGTTGGTGCAAGAACTGATATGAGAGCACCAATTTATTATGATTCTGCTGATACTGGGTATTATGTAGACCTTAATACAACTGGAACTGCTGGTAGATTTAGAGGAGAAATTCTTATAGGTCCAAATACTTCTGGAAGGTATACTAGAATTGGTGGAAATGGCGGTGCAACCGATGAGGCAACACTATCATCATCAAATGGAAACTTACACATTGATAGTAAAATGGGTAATGGTTTATATTTAAACCACTATTCCAATGGAGATATCTATATGAATAATGGTGGTGGATATGCATTCTCATATACTTCATTAAGAGCGCCAATTTTCTACAACTATTCTGATACAGCATATTATTTAGATGCGGATTCATATTCACGTCTTAATAGAATAGTATTAAACCAAGCAAGAGTTGATTCAAGTAGATACCCAATTGGACATACCGATGTGGGTGAGGCAATATTTGAGTTTGACCCAACTTGGACAAATGACCAACTTCAAGCATACTTTAATAGTGGTAACGTAAGTTGGGTGGCTGATTCATCTGCACCTGGTGGATATGCGATATCTATTGCTGGTGCTGTAAACGTAGGTGGTGTTTATGGTAGTGGTTTCCCATACATAGCGGTTGACCAAGACGATGTATTCTATATGGAGGTTTGGATAAAGAGTGTATCTGGAACAAACACCCACTATATGGGTTCTATTGATTTTAACCACAACTTTAGTTCATTGGGTGGTAACCCTGGTTCATTTGGTTATTGGGTAATGTCAAACTCAAATCCTGGCAGTAGCTGGACAAAATATAGTGGATATATTGGTGGATTTGGTAACTCAACGGGTCAATTTGAAACTGGAACTAAATATTGGACTCCACAAGCACTATTCAACTACACTGGTGGTGGAACATCATACATTAGTGGTTGGAAGGTAATTAAAGTAAACGTACCTGGTAATAGAACATTCAGAGGTAATGTAACGGCACCTATCTACTACGATTCAAACCAAACTTACTTTGGTGATTTTGGTTCAGAAATCAGAATGCCATACGCTAATGGTGGGACAATGAGATTCAGAACCAATACCCATTGGGATTCTCAATCTGGTATTGATTTGATTGGCGGAGCTGGTGAATTCAGAATGAGTTCGGATAGTGGTAACTTAAACCTAAGAATAGATGGTTGGATTATAGGATATGATTATGTTCAATCATTAGGGGCAGTTTATGGTACAATTTACTATGACCAAAATGATACATCATACTACGGAGATTTTAATTCACAAAGTAGATTAAATACTTTAAGAACAGCAGGATATGTTGTAGTTGGTGGAACATTTGAAAACAATGCATATAATTCAACTACTGGTGCACGATTAATGTTTGGTGGTGGAGATGGTGATGCTCAAAGTAATTACTATATCGGAACCAATCTTAATAACTATAATGGTAATTACAACAAATTAGACCTTCGTTGGCACACCGGTATCCGTATGGGTGCTCAACCTTCATATGGTGGTATCCGTATTTTTAATAATGAAGATTTAGATTCTCGTATTGCATCATTTGGTGAAACAGATGCAAACGTAAGAATTGATAATATATTGTATGTATTTGGTGATGCAAGAGCACCAATTTTCTATGATTATAACGATACAACTTATAGAGTTGACCCTAATGGTAATTCAACATTAGTAAACACATTTGCTAGTAGATACTTTACTCTTTACAATAACTTTGGTGATACGATAAACAACGCACCTTGGTATGGATTAGGTGGTTCAAATATTGGCGGACCATTTGGTGGACTAATGGTTCAGGTTGCTGGGTATTATGGTTTAAGATTACGTTCAGCAAATGTTATCCTTGAATTAGATAGTCCAAACTATTCTACTAGTTGGGCATGGTTTAGTGCACCTGTTGCTGTAAACAATCAAATAAGAGCTCATTCATTCTATGATTATAACGATACTGCATATTATTTAGACCCTAACAGTACTTCGGTATTAAACTACACACGTCTTAGAAACTTATATGATTGGGAAGAGAGAAGATATACTTCTCCTCAAGGTGGTACATACACAACTTCTACATCTTCTATAACCGGAGCAATACAAATTTTCTTACCAGCAGATAGAAGACGTTCATACACTATGTTGAGATTAACGGTTAAAGTTTATGAATATAATACTGGTAATTCTCATACATTTAATGTTGGTGGATACAACTATGGTGATGGACAATGGTATAATGTATTTGCAACTCAATTAACCGATGGTGGTAAAGGTCAATTACTTGTTAGATTTGGTGATAATGGAAGTAGACAGTGGATTACCATTGGTGAAGCCGGTACGGGATGGACTTACCCACAAGTTCACATCACCGATGTTCAAGTTGGATATAGTGGATTTTCTACAAACTGGGGACAGGATTGGGTAGTTGACTTTGGTAGTATACCTGGTGGTCAAAACCAATCAAGAAGTGCATCATTAATATTGACTAGTAATAATGCTAGTAATTTTGCATTTCCAATGTATGCTACTATTTACTATGATGCAAACAATACGGCATATTATGGTGATTTTGCATCAACATCTCGTATAAACGCCATTGTTTATGATAATTTATATTGGGCAGGTGACCAAACTTATGGTTTTATAGGTAGAAATGTATATGCTGATACTGTAAATGGTAGAGGTGGTGACCCATTGGAATTAAACTACTATGATGGTGGTGATGTTTACATCGGCCCCGGTGGTGGTAATAAAAATTTAAGAGCTAATCTTTACTATGATTATGCTGATACTGGATATTATGTAGACCCTAACTCAACTACACAACTTCATTATGTATTGGCAAATAACTGGTTTAGAGCACAAAATGATACCGGATTTTATTTCCAAACATATGGATATGGAATTTGGTCAGCTCACTCTGCTGGTAATGGGTATGGTAATGTTGCAACTTATGGAACTGGTAGAAATGGTTGGAGTGGTTATGGTATAGGTTCTCGTTGGGTATTAATGAGTACCGGTGGTGATAACATTGGTATTCACGATAATAACCGAACTTGGATGTATTATTGGGATGGTGGATATCACCGATTCAATTATGGATACGTTCAGGCCGAAGGTTCAATGAGAGCACCTTTATTCTATGATTCAAATGATACTAACTACTATGTAGACCCGACTGGAAACTCCCGTTTATCTCATGGTAGATTTACTGGTTCTGGTGGTTACTACTCATTATTGTTAGGACCTGATACTCTTTCAACTAATGGTTCAACATCGGTTTATCCTGATTCAGACCGATATGGTTTAGTTCTAAACGCACCATACTATCCACACCTATATATCAACGCATATGCGGATAATGGTAACACAACACATGGTGCTGTATTATCAATGACAGGTAACTTAACTTCAGGTGGATATAGAAGATTTGTAATGGGTATTGCAAACCGAAATCCAAATGAGATGTCATTTGGTTGGCATGATAATAACTATAATCCTCACTATGGAGTTGGTATTAACTGGTCTTATCCAGCATCTGTATGGTACGATACTTCACACAACTGGTACACCAGAGGTAGTGTTTATACCTATCAAGTTTATGATAGAGATGATACATCATATTATGTAAATCCACAAGGAACATCAGTTCTTAACTACCTTTACACTCGTAGAATTGAATTCTTCTACCCTGGTGGTGATTCTGGTTTGGGAACTCAGGCATATGCAATCTATCAAGAACAAGGTGGTTGGTCATATCCATATCCCGACCTTCGTATTGCATACCACGTTGGTATTAAGTTAGGTGCAAACTCATCATATCAAGGTATCCGATTCTATACGGATTATGATATGAGTGGGCAGGTTATGTCTGTAAACAATGGTTCTGACCCATTGGGTGGTGGAAACGTATATGTAAACAGTTCATTACAGGCAGGTTCATCTTTAAGAGCACCAATCTTCTACGATTCAAATGATACTGGATATTTTGCAAATCCAAATGGACGTTCTCGTTTAGTAGAGATTGATTATGGTGATGGTTCATACTACTTCAGAGGTGGTTCTTGGGGTTGGAGACACCAAACTCCAAGTGGATACATTGAATTCGGACCTGCTAACTCATCACACGCTCACATCTATACTGACCGTTCAAACTTCTACTACAACGTAGATGATTCTTACCTAAATGGTAGAAGAATCATTATGGAAAACCGTTGGGTTGGAAATACATACTACGGAACAGGTGGTGATGTTTACGCAACCATTTGGTATGATGCAAACAATAGTGGATACTATTCAGACCCTGCATCAACCTCTCGTTTGAATGCAATTTCCGCAAACAATATATACATCAACCCAGGTTATATGTTATATGGTGATCCTGGTGGATGGACTGGAGAATACTATAAAATACAATGGCATTCATCTCACCTATACGCTCAAGTATATGGTAATGGATACTTCATTATGAGGTATGGTTCTGATGGATTAGAATCCCATCAGTTCGCAAGGGATGGAAACTATTGGAACCGATATATGGGTTGGATGAGTAACTACATCAACCAAAATGTCAGAACGGATGCTGGACCTACTTTCCAAGAAGTTTATACAAATGGGTGGTTTAGAAACAACAATAACAACCAAGGATTATACAATCAGGCAAATGGAAACCACTGGTCTTCGGATGCAACGTATTGGAAAGCGGGTAATAACAATTCTGGTGCTGGTGGTATTCAACTGAGATACCAACATGAAGGTGCATTAAAAGGATATGTTTATTGGGATGGTAGTGGATTTGGATTACTCAACTCATCGGGTAACTGGCAACTTCGTATGGATCCTGGTAATGGAAATATGGAGTTTTATCGTGTTACTTATCTGAACGATTCAAGAGCATACATTTGGTACGATAGAGATGATACGAATTGGTATTCCGACCCTAATGCTAATTCTAACTTTGCAAGATTTACTCAAAGAACCCATGCTTCAATGAATAGGGGTTACCATTGGATTACTCAAAGAGGTGATTACACTGGTGATGTAAACTATTGGACTGGTACTTTTGGATGGGGAACATCTGCTGGAACATGGGCAAATGCTTGGAAAGCTGGTTTTTCTGGTTGGGATATTTGGGGAGGTGGTACTGACCACCCACAAGGTGGTGGATATGTTCACGCTCAAGGTATCGTATCCGGTCAACACTACGCAACTTCCGATGGCGGTGCCGCATATGGTTGGATGATGGTAGGTGCTCACGATGCTGGAAACCGTTGGTGGTTGAGAGGTAAGTGGGGAGGAACTACTCGTCCTTGGGTTGAAATGATTACTACCGATAACATTGGTTCACAAGATGTAAACACATCTCAGTTTTTAAGACAATTTAATGTTGTTTATGGTGATAACTGGAATGATGTTTACACTGCTAGCGTATTAAGATTTGGACAAGGACACAACATTAGTGGAGCAAACGGACCGCAAGCAATAGGTGCATACACATATGGTTCATACATGTCATTCAGATTTTTGGGAAGTTCAATGTTCCAATTCTGGATGCCTGAAAACTCATTCAATGGTGAACGTACTGGTGCCATCCACTACCGAAGTGGTTGGAACGGAAGCTGGAGTAACTGGTATAGATTACTTTGGTTAAGGCCAGACCATACCGATGGTAATGGTAACTATATGGGTGATGCATCCTATACTTCGGGTGGAGCAACCACTGGACATAGAGTTGATTCTGGAACTTATTATAACGGACCAACGAGTGCATATTTAGAACTTCACCCACAATCTGATAACTGGGCAACTACTGCGTATAGATTTAGAGCATATTCAGCGGATGCACTTGGTTCTTGGTTATACTTTGAAAGATACAGTGTAAATGCTGGGCAGCAAATAATGGGATTTGTAGATAGAAATACCCAAAATCTATATTGGTATGGAAGTATAACTGCAAACTACTCCGATATCCGATTAAAGAAAAACATCTCAATAATCAAAAACCCAATTGAAAAACTTTGGGGATTGCATGGTGTTCATTTTGAGTGGGTTCCTAATAAGGAAGCAAACAACGAAAGAGATTACAAAGATGTTGGTTTAATAGCACAAGAAGTTCAAAAAGTTCTTCCTGAAGCTATAAGACCTTTCCCTAACGGATATTTGAGTGTAAATTATGATGCAGTTGTGGCATTGTTAGTTGAAACAGTTAAACAGCAGCAGATACTTATAGACAATTTAACTCAAAGAATTGAAAATTTAGAAAATAACTAAAAATGGCTATACAACATAACATATCAATCTATGATGAGGAATACTATGATGTGTATTCCAGAATTGGAGATTGTACTTACGCTAGTGTTTATAAAAAAAATTATGAACCTATGAGGGGTGATTATTCAGACCCAGAAAATCCTGTTTACATTTATCCTGTAGATGAGGATATTAAAACTAGGATTTACAAAGCAAATGTTCATACATTTAGAAATGGTGATACATTTACTTCTGAATCAAGACCAATCAGAGTTAAAGAATACTCTCTTGAATTAACAGGTAGTACATCCGCATCTGATAGTATTTTGGAAGTAATGTATAATTATTTAAAAACCTTACCTGAATTTTCGGGTTCAATTGATTTATAAATTATGATTTCAGCTATAATAGAATCGGCAAATGTATTAGGAAACGAAGTAAATGTAGTTTCTACAAATATACTAAATTATGATTTGGGTAATGATGATTGCCGTTTAAGATATGAACTACGATTTAGAGACCCAAACAGGCAATCGGTAGCAATTCCAGACACTATTGTATCAAATGGTGAGTGGAAAGTTCCAACAAATGTATTAAATTCATGGAGTGGTAGTAACACTTATTTAGTTGAATCATTATGTTCACACTTTGGATTTACACCAATATCATTTGAAAATCGTTAAAATCAATATTTATATAAAAACTAATTTCAACTATGGAATATACTTGGAAAATTAAAAGCTTAATTAAGCAAAACACCAATGATTTGGATAACGTAATCGTTGGTACAAGATGGACTGTAACCGGAACTAACGAAGATGGTATCACTGGTGAGTTCCAAGGTGCAACTCCATTAGAATTAAATTCAGTAGATACTGATAACTTTACCCCATTTCAAAATTTGACAGAAGTTCAAGTATTAGGATGGATTCAAAGTAAAGTTAGTGGTTCAGCTGTTACATCATATTGGGACCACATTAGTGAAAGAATCAATAAACAAATTGAAGAAAAAACTAATATAAGAATTGATGTAAACGAAACTGAATTACCTTGGAGTGGTTCAGCTGAATAATTACTAAAGCTGCTCCGCTATTTTAAATTGTGTTTTGAACTTTTACTTTATATTTATTGGTGTATTATTACATATAATACAACTATATATTAACCAATTGGAAATAAAATGGCAGAAAGAATCGTATCACCTGGTGTATTTACAAGAGAGAATGACCTCTCTTTCTTGGCGCAAGGTATTGGACAAATTGGAGCAGCGTTTATCGGACCTTTTAAAGAGGGACCTGCTTTCGTACCAACTATCGTAACTTCACAATCTGACTTAGCGGAAAAGTTTGGTACTCCTGATGGAACTTACTATACTGAATATGCAGTTCAGAACTACTTGAGAGAAGCGGGTAGTGCAACGGTAATTAGAGTAGCTGATGTGGGTGGATACACTCAGGTGGCTCCTTTGGGTATTTTTGCAACATCATCTGTAAATCCAGGTAATGATAAATTAATTGGTATTCTTTATAACACAAACCAAGGTGACCAAGAAGTTGGATTTTTAGGTGGTGTATATCCTGAATTTGGTGTTGATTTAGAAGGTGGTGGTCAATTCCTTTTAAGTGGTTCAAACTTTGGAGGATTTATTTCATCATCTATCAACTATTCAAATGTAAACGATTTATCTGATGTATTTGGCGAAACTCCAATTGTACCTTCTACTGGTAAAAAGGTTTACACTTACGCATTCTTTGAACATAGTGGTTCATTAATGAGTTTAGCAGCTGCATCATCATCAATTTATGTAAAAGCATTACCTACACAAGACTATACTCAAGGTGATACATCAGTAAATGGTACTACTGATGCATATTCTGCCGCATTTACTCCTTGGGTTAAATCACAAAATATTAGTGGTGATAGATACGACCTTTTCAGATTTGTAACTTTAGGACATGGTGAGGTTTATAACACCAAATTCAAAGTTGGTATTTCTAATGTAAAAGCAGCTGGTGAAGATGGTTCAACCGATTACTCAACCTTCACTGTAACTATCCGTTCATATTCGGATACTGATAGAAGAAAAGTTGTATTGGAAACCTACAATAATGTAAACTTAGACCCAGCATCTCCTAACTACATCGCAAGAAGAATTGGTGATAGATACTTCACAATTGGTTCTGATGGTAAGATTACTGAATATGGTGATTATGCACCTCGTTCAAAGTATGTAAGAGTTCAGGTTAAAGAGCAGGGAGCATATCCAGTATCTGCAGCACCATTCGGACATGCAGCTTACTTTAACCCTGTTATGTTGGCAACCGCTGATGAATCTAAATTACCTGCGGTTGTATATAACACCGGTTCAGTAGCAAATACTGCCGGTTCTCCAATATACTTTAGTGGATTTGATTTTGAAACTACTTACGTTTCAACTGATAACAAACAATATTTGAAAGCACTTCCTGCTGGTGTTGATACTGGAGCAAATTCAGTATTCGCTTTTGATGGTGGAGCTTTTTCATACCAAATGACAGGTTCGGTATCATCGGATATGGCTAAGAGACAATTAGTATTGGCATTCCAAGGTGGTTTCGCTGGTTCTAACCCAACTACGAAAAAAGCTAAGGCTGGTGATGCTGAGTGGGGAGTATCAAACACTCAAGGATTCAATTGTACCAACAACTCATCGGCTGGTTCAGTATCTTACGCTAGAGCAATCAACGCAATATCTAACTCGGACGAATACGATATTAATATGGTAGTAACTCCAGGTATCGTAAGAAGTTTACATCCATCAGTAACTACAGCAGTTATTGATATGGTAGAAGATAGAGCGGATGCATTCTACATCGCTGACTTCAACGATTTTGATGATACAATCACCGAAGCAACCGAACAGGCAAACTTAGTAGATTCAAACTACGCAGCAACTTACTATCCTTGGGTTAAGACAATTGATACTAACACTAATAAGTTAATGAGTGTTCCACCATCCGTATTGATGCCAGCTGTATTCGCTTCAAACGATAACATCGCAGCTGAATGGTTCGCACCTGCTGGTTTAAATAGAGGTGGTATCACTGGAGCAGTTAGTGTATTGAATAGATTAACACACTCTGAAAGAGATACTCTATACGAAAACAAAGTAAACCCAATCGCGGCATTCCCTGGACAAGGTATTGTGGCATTTGGACAAAAGACATTACAGGATAGAGCATCAGCATTGGATAGAATCAATGTTAGAAGATTACTTATTACTGTTAAGAAGTTTGTGGCATCTACATCTCGTTACTTAGTGTTTGAACAAAACACCGCTCAGACAAGAAGTAGATTCATCAACACTGTAACTCCTTACTTGGAAGCAATTCAACAAAGACAGGGATTGTACGCATTCCGTGTGGTTATGGATGAAACAAACAATACTCCTGATGTAATTGATAGAAACATTTTGGCTGGACAGTTGTTCTTACAACCGACAAGAACCGCTGAATTCATCATCATTGATTTCAACATCTTACCAACTGGAGCATCGTTCAACGCTTAATCTTAAAAAGAATAAGTTTAATATTTATTAATAGATAACAAAACAAAACCAAATGGCACAAGTATTAGATTTCCAAGATATGTTCTTCACTCAGTTTGAGCCGAAGATGAAGAATAGGTACTATATGAGCTTGGGTGATAACATCCCAGCTTACTTGGTAAAAGCAGCAAATAGACCTACTATCAACTTTGAAACAATAAAGTTAGACCATATCAATATCTATCGTAAGTTGCAAGGTAAGGGTGAGTGGCAGGATATTACTGTAACTCTTTATGACCCAATCGTACCTTCAGCAGCTCAGGCAGTAATGGATTGGGTTCGTTTAGGACATGAATCTATTACTGGTAGAAGAGGATACGCTGAATTTTACAAAAGAGATTTAGATTTCTATATGTTAGGGCCAGTTGGTGATAAGATTGAACAATGGACTATCAAAGGTGCATTCATTCAAGCAGCTAATTTTGGTGACCTTTCTTTTGATTCTAATGAACCTGCTCAGATTGAATTAACTCTTTCTTACGATTACGCTGTATTAGAATACTAAAATATATCCTTTTGGACGCTACCTAAGGGTAACCCTCATCAGAAATGGTGAGGGTTTTTTTATTCTAACTTTTTTTAAATAGTATATTTATATATAAACAAACTATTATTGTTATGACAGAAACGAATTTTGAATTTCCTACTGAAGTAATTGGATTACCATCAGAAGGATTAGTGTACCCAGAAGGACATCCTTTAAGAAAGGGTACTATTGAAATTAAATATATGACAGCTAAAGAATAAGATATTCTTGCTT